CGCTTGCCGTCAGGTGGGAGACCTTAATGTAGCAGCTATAAAAAAACCCTCTGTAAACACAGAGGGTTTCGTTTTACTCAGCTAACGCCGGGGATTACTCCCACTCAATTATTTACAACACTCGTAACCAATTGACTGGAAACAAGTTTATTAAACGATAAATTCTGCATACCGTTTTATATACCGTCACCGGGAAACAGTACCATGAAAAATACCATGCTACCTGGTCAGTTCATCGTACTGCCTTTCGCATACCCTTCCGGCTTCAGCTGCCCGGTCAGCGTATTCTGCCAGTTGTCGGTTTCGTTCGAGAGATTTTTCGAACACGTCGGTAAGCAAAATTCCGGTGTCTGCGGCTGACGTCCCAGCGCCGACAGTGGCGTTATACTGCCTGAGCTGCTCACGGATGGCAACGAGCTGCTGCTGCAGCCGGCCAGCGCGAGCGGCAGCATCAAGAGCATCATTGCGCGCCTGGTCGATCCTCTGCTGCGCTTCACGTTCATTGGTTGCTTTCTCCTGTTCGTCATGTTGACGGGCTTTCTCATCTTCCGCTTTGCGGTCTGCCTTCGCCTGCGCATACCCGGCGTCGTACTGTCTGTCACCGTGAACATTCCAGGCTACAACGCCGCCGGCCACCAGAGCAGCAAGCATCGACACGATAAGCAACTGTTTCCAGTATGCTTTCACGAATGCCGTGATCATGATGCCAGTACCTTCTTGGCCGACAGGTAACGCACACGGCGATCGTCGATGCCATTCTGCCCGCCGTTGATGATCTGCGTGACGCGCATCAGGTCGTCGGTGTACTTCAGGCATCCATATTTCACGAAGTACCACGCCGCGCTTCGCGCTGCATACTCGTCCTGCGCCAGCAGTTCCGGCTGCTTAACCAAGTCCACTTTCAGGGCAGCCCCGCAATCGCGGTAGTTGTTCAGCCCGGTGATCTGGATAAGCCCGCGCCCGCGGTAAAACCAGCCGTCGGTCGGCCCGTTATTCCCCATGCGTTTGCTGTACACCAGATTGGCAATGGCCCGCTGCCTCTCCAGTGGCAACGATGGTTCACCCTGCCGGCGCCCGAGGGAATTAGCCTGGCCCTGCGTCAGTCGCCCGGCACGGACGAAACCAGCCAGCCCCGCCACGCTGTAATTGAAGCTCTCAACGAGCTGGGTAAAGCCAGTGCTTTCATGCCCGGCCTGGGCAATAAACATCGCCTGATCCAGCGGCTTGATAATGCCAAACTCTTTCATGGCCGCCACAATGTGCGGATGCCAGCGTGTGGCCAGCGCCAGGCTAACGCCGGCAGCTTTCTGAAACTCGTTAATGTCCATGTTGCGACCTCGATATCTTGAAGATTTGCACGACGTTGCCGCGCGTCTTCAGCACCGCGGCGAACATCACAGCATTGATAACGACCTCAGAAAGATCTGCGGTCATGGGGAAGTGGTACAGGTATGAGTACGCGGTGCGAAGCGGGATACTGGCCGCCGCCACGATGAGGAAATAGGCTATCCACCCGCCCCAGCGGCGATGGCGCGATCCGTTGCGCTGGAAGAACATCACCCGCAGCGCTATCCCGCCGCAGATGATGGAATTAGCGATAAGCAGCAGATCATGGCCTGTCATCGTCTTTTCCTCCCGGGATTAAATCGCGCGGATTGTCAGAGCGGTGATACAGCCATATCCCAACCCGCACCGCGACAATTGCGGCAACGAACGCGCCGGCGGAGTAGACGATGCCCCGCTCGAACGAGTCCTGTGTGATGGTGGGGATCATGCTGGCAACGCCGATAAGGATTGATGCTGTGGGTTTGTAGAAGAGAAGACCGCAGAGAAAGCTGAGTAGCGCCAGGAGAACGCGGCGCTTGACAGGATACTCAACAGCAGAGGTAACAAAAATTACCGCCCCGGCCAGCGATCCCAGCGCCACTTCTGGAGGTACGCCGGCGATTACTGCCGCCAGCGCACCGTAGCTAAGCCCCTGATTTATGGTGTCAGCGGTTAGCGATGCAGACATGATGACCACCGTTTACTATGCATGATGAACCTCCTTAGTTGGGTAGGTTTATCATACACAACAAACCGTATACGAATAAACGGTAAATAATAGTATTGTATAATTTATTTCATGTAGTCATGATTTAATTATGATTCGCGAAATATTAGATGAATACAGGGCAGGCATAATTAATAAAAAAATAAAAATATAAAGAGTCTTTAAATAAATATTATTTATTAGTAAAACACACTGAGTATTTATATACTGCATATATGTTTATGATTTTAGTGTGTAATGTATTAATAAATTCCGCCAGCTTAACACTGGCGGTGAATTTTACTCTGAAATCTCTTTTTTTAGTGCCGTTTCTGCATCCTCAAAAATTGTTGCAAGGTCAGTAAATTCGAAAGAGTAGTAGAGCTGGCCTGTAGCCTCCAGCCCCTCAACCTGCGTATCAAACAGCACCGTTGCAGTAGTCCCGTTGATACTGTCGACCCCTTTTGCCGTATATGTCACAGCTACAGGCGCGGCACTAAGCGGCTCAACGAGATTAAGGTATGGGATGGTACGAAACGACTTCAAATTTTGCGTGAGGGTAAATGACATTTTAGACTCCTGCTACCCGTGAAACTTCGACCCAGCCCTGACGGAACGATGTGTTCATCGCCATCAGGGTTATCGTACATGCAGCCGTTACCGCACCACCCGGAAGGAAAATATTACCGCCGGCAATCAGGCAATTTGATGTGTCTGCACATCTGACAACCATTCGCTTCCCTGTATGGCAGTATCCGATGTTGGCTACATTTCCCGAGGCATTCCACGTCCAGGACTCATCATAACCAAGAGGGTCTGTACCCTCAGAGAGCGTCAGTGATGAAGACTGAAGTGATTTACCCCTCACATTGATTATTGACTGCCGGCGCGATGCGGTGGTCATTGCTGGATTGACATAAACAGTTCCAACAACGCTGCCGTTATATTTATCAACGTTTACGTCTGCCTTTACTGATGACGCGGCAACATTAAACAGTGAGGTCTGATAATCGCTGGTAACAGCACCTAACAGCGTCAGATTTTCAATATCAATTTTGCAGTTCCAGTTGATGTACATGAAGGTATTTGGTCGCGCCAGGCGAATAGCCTTTGCCCGGAAAATAACCTCGCCCTCAAAATCAAACGGTGAGAGCTGATTCGCCCCGTTATATCCGTACCCGTCCACATGCATCATGTCAATATCAGCGACCAGCTGAACGCACGCAGTCGCACTCGCCCAGTTTGTACGGTGGATGCGGAACCACCTCAGACCGGTATATCCACTTAAATCCGACGGGCTCATAAGTGAGCCTCCGCGAATTGATACGTGGCGGCCATTGCTGTCCAGCCAGTAAACTGTGATATTAGCCGGGTGGTTTACGAAGATATTTTCAAATTTGATACCTTCTGAAGTAGCTCCGTAAATCTGGTTAACAGGTACAAGGTTGTTTCTGCTGTTATTTTCAAATTTACACATTCCGCCATAGAGAATGTTGTTTGACCCACCACGAATATAAGAGACGCCTGAATAGTTGTTTTCAAAATGGCAGCTCATGTATCTTATTGCATTACAGTTATCATACTGATTCAGCATGTTAATCTGATGCGTTACTTCGGAGTCTGCGGTGAGGAATCGGCCTCCGGAGTTTATCCGGACCTGATTAAATACCCCATCCATGGTATCTGTCATATCAAATGACGAAAGCGGTGGCGACCAGACCTGCACGTTCTCTACAGCAAAGTCCCAGCCAACACCATAGAATTTAAAGATTTTTTTTCGGATCCAGTTTGCAGTTTCCCCAAGCACCGAGAAGTTACTCAGATAAAGTTCAGATATCCTGACCCTTCCGGTTGCACTCCATCCGGCGGAGCTGAAGTCAAACAGATAATCATCATCTGACTCTGCGCTGGGATGTATGGCAAAGATAGTCTGGAATATCCCCTCACCGCATAATGCAAAAGGGCCGAAAGAAAGTTCAACCTTTGTTTTGATGTGCAGCAACCCGGCGGGGACATTAATCCTGCGCCTTGGAATATGCTCTACGCTGGTTGAACCTAAAGAAGCCATAGCGGCAATGGCGCGGTTAAGCCCAAGACCATAGTCAACAAAACCATCTACAACGTCCGTGTCGTATACAAAATCCAGCAGATTAAGACTGTCCCAGTTTTTGTCGTGCTGAGTCCTGGCTACAGCCCCTGTGTATGGTTGTTTGACAGCAAGTAACGCATCCCCCACCCCCTCTTCGCCTGAACCCAGGTTTGAGCGAAGAGTCGCATCGGTAACGTCGATCCACTTACCCTTTCCTGTACCGCCAGCCGTCGCCGGCGTGCTACCAGGTAAAACGACCTTAGGCATTACGCCATCCCAGCGCCAGTATTCGTCCGTGGATTCCCACAGAAGAACCTCAAAACGTTGAGTGAGTAGCGACCCCTGCTCAAACGAACCTATGGCCGGAACGTATCCCCATAGCCCCGTCCCTGCAGGGTCCTGCAATTTAGGCTGACCAGCACCGTCAAAACCCAGCCCCTTCCAGGCGCGATCTTGGGCCGATGGTAGCTGGCTTATATAGGAGTCAGGGACACGCAGTGAACGATTAAAGTTGCTGGTTATCTGCTGCTGCAGATCGATATCACTACTATCGACGTAGCTTTTTGTTGCGGCATCCTGCGCCAGTGAAGGATCACGCAGGTTACGAATGCGGTTGTTGAGTGCGTCGTAATAGTTAGAGAGCCATGATGGCTTCCTGAGAGATAGACCAGACCACCACCCGTATGCCTGCTGCACCAGCATGGTCAACTTATCGAGAGCATCTTCGTGGATCTCAGGAAAGAAGCCCCCCTGATTTCTGATGCTGGTTTCCTGGGTAACAGGAGTGCTGCGCTCGATAGAGATTTTGTAACCAGCTGGCAGCGCCGATGTCAGCACCACCTTCCCGCCATTGTAGCGATTAACGCCGGTAACCGTGTAGTCGGTGCCTAGCGTCAGCGTCACGATGTTTTCGGAGGTATCCAGTGTCTGCACCAGCAAGTGGCTTTTATCAAGGATGCGGAACGTGAAATCGTATTGGGTAGTGGCGCCGTTCCCGGTGTACTCGTTACGGCTTACCTGCGTTGAAACTGTCATAGTCTGCTCCAGTGGTCAGCGCTGGCGCGCGTGCATAGAAGCATTCTATTACCCATCAAACCATATATGAATAAAACAGATCGAAACGAGCAAAAACATTACCATTAAGGTAAATAAAAACCTTCTGGAAAACCCTGTTACCTTTTGATATATGTATATATATACAGTATTTATCGGAGTAATCCTAATGCCAGAGCGGTACCAGTATCCTGTCGACGAAGGTTTTGCGGATCGTATTCACACACCGGAAGGGGTCAGATCCCTGGTTGTAAAATCACAGCTGATGGAGTTGCTCAGGGAGATGGAGCGAGACGGCCACGATGTCAGCGGTGCGGCGGCGGAACTGGTGGCACTGGTTAACTATGTGACGAGCTCGCAGTTGTCGATGCGGGAGCTGCAGACGCACTTGGATTTCTGCGCAATGCAGTTGCGGCAGCAACTCAGATAGTGATTGAAAATTACTGCATGGGACCGTGATGACCCTACAAAGTTGGCTAATGCCGTATCACTCTGTTTCATTCTGGTTCACTCAGTTTCATTGCGTCGTTGATCTTTTTTGAGTAAGATTACCAATAAGGTAATTCAACCAAACATTGAATTCCTTCCGACGAGGCACCACAAGGTGTCTGGTAACGTTGAAAAGGAGGTAACATGAAAAAGTGGTTTGACGAATTTGATGGTTTTTAAATCAGGTTAACCTCTTAGGCGGGATTTCCCCGCCTTTTTTATGGATTTTTTCATGACACTAGACGCAGTTACATTACAAATAATTAGCAATATCATAGTGTTAATAGGCGTTCTTGTCGCCATAATCACCATTGTCTATAACGTGCGAACAGCGAAGAAAACACAGACCGCTGTATTTCTGTTCGAAAGCAGAAAAGACAAAGACTACATCGAGTCACTGCATATCCTCAAGAAAGCCCACCAGTCAGGAAAATCATTCCGTTCGTATGTTTTCCCCATAGAAGGCACTCCTATAACAGAACAGGAAATGGATGAACGCCGTAAGTTCCAGTATATACTTAACTTTTATGAGCGAGTTGCAGTAAGCATCAGGCAAGGTATCTATAACGAAGAGATGATCAAACGAACTTCGTACACAACTGTTATCGAAACCTGGGACATTGCTGAACCGTTGATTAGAGCCATACGAGAAAAAATAAACTCCGAAATCACCTATCAAGAATTTGAATGGCTGGCTACCAGGTGGAAAAAGAAGAAGTTGAAAAAGAATTAAGCCCGCGGCGCGGGCTTTTTGATGGATGAAATCTGAGCACAGCGCTACAATCATAAAGCCACGGTTCAGTGGTCTACACATGGTAAGTGAAAATGAAAAAAGCATTAGCAGTGCTGTTTGTTCTGTTGTCTCTGGGTTCAGCTACACAAGCTTTCGCTGGTAACTGCCAGCATCCTGATGATACTGCAGCTGATGGCTCACGCTGTGGCGGCCGTTCTGCTGACTCCCGCCCCGGCGGTCAGTGATAATTAAGGCCGCGAAAGCGGCCTGTTTGTTGGAGTGACATGTCACGCTCTCTTTCTGAATGATAGCCATTCTAATAATGAAGACATACCCCCACAGGCGATAGCAAAGATTAGACCACCAAAGAAAAGTAGACCAGCCTGCCACCACTCCCAGCGCCATACGTCCATGGCTCCAACCATTCCCACGATAGATCCAACCAGTGGTATATAGCTGACGATGAATGCAATCGGTGCCGCTATTATCCAGTGCAAGCCCCACCAAGATTCAAGTCCTGCCATGATTGCCGCTAACTGGAAAAGCCCCACCACGATGTAAACGATAAAGCCAATAGCTTGCATGTAGTCACCTATTTATTCAGAAAAAATTAGAGGTTTACCTTGAATAAGGCTCGCCACAAGAATTATTCCCTGCACAACAAAAATAAACCAGCAGATAGCCTGCGCTGGGGGACTAAGGAAATATTTGTATCGGTCAGCAAATAACAACCAACCAGAAACTATCACAGACAAAATAATTAAAAACAAGGATCCCCCTTATTCCGGCGTTACGTCCTGCGGTCGCCACCAGTATGTCTGGTTGAACTGTTTCTTGGATCTCTGCTCTACCTTGCGCAGATATCCAGGAGAAAAGTATTCCTGAAGCTGGTTAAATATCATATGGTCAAGCGCAGCTTTTGCATACCAAAGATTGGCACCGGGGATAAGGCCCTTGCCGAGTTTAACCAGATCACCACCTGTCTGTTCCGGCTTTCCTTCAACGGCATTAAGCGGGATGCCCTGCGCCAGCTTAACCACGTCATCAACCAGACCAGCCACAGGCCCCAGCATTGACGCCAGCGCGCCACCACCGTAGCGCGTATGGTCAGAAAGCAGGAAGTCACCATAGAGGCCAAGACCACCACCTTTCAGCAGCGCGCCGAGCCAGAATTTACCAGCATCCTTCCCGACCATCTCTCGGGGATTCCTCCCGGATGCTATGTCGTTTAGCTGCTGAGACAGCGCGCCGAGCATAGTGGTGCTGGCTAGGAATGCGGCGATATAAGCGGCCCGGCCGCCAGCGGAAGGCATGCCCATTGCACGCGTCCAGTGCCGCAGCACAACAGAGATCGGAAACGATTTGAATAGGAAAACCGAGCGGGTTAACTCGCCTTTCCATGTTCCGCGCTGCAGGCCACCACCAGTTAAAAGCTGCTCACGCGCGCCAGGCGTAATCACCGCCATGTCGACTTCTTCAGATACTGCGGCCAGCAGCCGGCGCATGGCCTCAAACCTTACTCGTTCCGGGAGCCCTAAGTGCATTACAGCAGCATCAGGGATCCGCATAATGCTTTCCGGAGTGAGCATGGTCGTATTGCCGTTACCCCAGTCCTCCTGTTGCGCCAGCTTCCATACACTGAAGTCCTGCTCGGTGATTCCTTTGCTTTTCAGTATGCGAAAATCGCTGTCGTCAAGGCTCCGCAGATCAGGGGCCCTGCTGACCACTTCCCCAAGGCTTCCCATCATCGTCACGCCGTAGGCACGTTTGTGCGCATCTGTCCATGCTGTCAGGCCGCTAGCGCGCATCACCGCCGTTGCCGCCCAGCGTGAAACCGAAGGACCCATGTTATCCATCGCCCAGCGGTTAACGCTGCCGAGCAACGATTCCATTGCCAGGCCAGCACGGCGGGCGCGGGCAAGCTCCGTGCGGTTCGCCGGGTTCATAGCCTCAAGTTGGTTCATAAACAGCCGGTTCATCGGGATGTTCGCTACCTTCGCCGACATGTACATCGTGCCAAGGTCTGAGAAGGAAGCCAGCAGCGCGGAACCAAGTCGGCTCGCCACCATCCAGTTTCGGATATTATCCGACCACCGTGCGATGTGCGGGTTGGCGATCGGCTGAGTCTTACCGGCGATAAAGTTGTAAAGGTTCTCGGTGCTGTTGGCCAGGCGCTTAATCCTGCCCGTGCGCTCAGGGTTGGCAGTGGCCTGTTCAGCAGTAACCTCGTCGAGGATTGAGCGGAAAACGTGATCGGGGTTCGGTCCGTATGTCTCAACAAGGGCGATATCTTTGCTGATACCTTCAAGGTGCCCGACCATTACTTCCCACAGAGAGCGATCGCCATATTCGCGCTGATACTCAAGGTAGGAGTCTGCGTCTTTGAAGTGGATCTGCCGGGATGCATTACCGCGATTAGAGCGCGCGCCGGAAATGCGCATGCCGGTGTCGCTTAATTTGTTCAGCCCGCCGGTGGCGATGGTGTTGTATGCCTCGCCCAGGAAGGTTTTCAACTCAGCATCGCTCATCAGCTGGCCGTCATCTTTGATGTAGTACTTGCGATCCAGTTTGCCGATGACGTCGCTAATCCACTTATCCTGTGAGACCCTGCCGACTTTCTCCATTGAGTGGTGCTGAGGGATGCCCCAATTTTCCAGGTAGCCGATATCACCACCAGCGTCATTGAAGCGCTGGCGCAGCAATTCAGTAACGCCAGCCCATGCTTTTGCGCCCTTCTTCGCTCTCACGTTTCCGGTGTCCTGCCCGCGCATCTCGTAAACCAGATCGCGCACGCTGGCCTCGTCCTCAAACAGATGGAAGAATCGCGGGTCTACCGCTTCAAATGCTTCCTGAATCTGGCTTAGTGCATAGTCGCGGGTGGCTTTGCCGCGTGATTCTACCGACAGGAAATTTGATTTACCGTCAGCGTGAAAAGCGATGGTGCGGTTAAGCGCCTCAAGCTTGCCGTCTTTCCCCTGGTAGGTCTTTATGAAGGCGTCGAGACGTTGCCTGGCCGCAATGGTGAGCGCAACGCGGCGCCTCTTAAGCGCTGCTTCGTTGGTCAGCTCGTTCGCTGCTAACTGCCCGGCCCGGCGCAGGCGTTCAGCGTCAGTCATCGCCCGCCAGGATGCCGGATCATTGCGGGCCAGTTGTCGCATGTTCCGGTAAATACGGTCTTCAATATTCTGGATTTCCTGCTGCGTGAGTCGGCGGCTTGCGGCCTGCTGCACGGCGTTAATACATTCCTGACGCATAATTTATCCTCTTAAGAAACACGCAACAGCGACATCGAAAAGTCTGGAGTCCTGCACAGCCTGCTCATTTTCCCGCGCGGCATCATCAAGCACCTCGCGCGCGCTTCTTGACTGTGGATTTCCCTCATCGTCAAGCACGGTGATCACCATATCTGGCGATGATGCCAGCGAGTCTTCAGCGGCCATCACATCAATGTCCTGCTGATTCTCTACCGTTCTTGTCGCTGGCGCGCTTTCCATATCCCGGAGAGCCGCGTTGGGCTCCAGCGGTGCGACTTCATCGGCGGAGCGCACTTCTGCCGTGCGGAAAAATGAAAGAGCCTGAGCATCAAGCTCGGCCTCTGCTTGCTGCATGCGGGCGATCTCTGCTCTTGCCTCGAAGAATTCACCACCGGGCTCATGCGGGGCCAGTGCGTTACGAGAGAATTCCAGCCTCCCCTGTGCTTCACTGATCCGCTGATCGACATCTCTCAGCCTTGCCTGCTTATCGGCTCGGGCACGGGACAGCGCTTTGCCGCTTCCCGCGGGTTGCTCTGCCAGTATCTGGTTACGCTGCTCAGTGAGGTTAGTGATAATGCGTTCGCTGTTGGCTATTTCTGACTGGTAAACCTTGCGGTCGCCACGCGGAAGAATTTGCGCAGCCTGATCCTCAAGCGTCCGCATTTCAATAGCTCTGGATGTTGCACCCTCATCTGCCTGAGAAAGCATCTCATCCAGTGCCTGCGATATAATGCTGCGCCGTGCCGGTATGCTGGTGAATGCCGCCGGCTCAACAATGCTCGCCACATCAACCGATCGGCCTGCACTGACATCCTGCATCGCCTGCCGTAGTGCCTGGGCATGCGCATCGCGTGACAGCACATTAACCGGAATCCCTGGAGCGATATCAAACTCAGCATGATGAGCAGCATTGGCCGCCAGAGCTGCATCGACGTCGGCAGGCATAAAATCAGGCGGGCGAACATTTTCCCCACGCGAGTTTACGAACCGGCCTACACCGCCGAATGCCAGTCCGAGAACTGCATCGATCGCCATCGCCTGCTTATCGAAAACGTCATACTGCGAGGCCATATCCTCATAGCCATTATTGCGCAGAATGGAGGCGGTGCTGCCGCGCATAGCCATACCAAAGGCGACGTTCGTGCCTGCCGCATAAGCGATATCAGGCGCAGCTCGCACAACGGTACCAGCAGCATTCCCAAGCGCCGAACGTGATAACTGAGCGCCGACACCTTCAGCCAGTGCGCCACCAGCACGCAGGCCGATGCTCATCGGTATGACTGTACCGGCACCAGCTGTAAGGCCGTGTACCAGCGCCACTTCCTGGGCGGTGCTGTAATCTACGCCTTCGCCGCGCAGTCGCTCAAACTCGGAGAACCCCTGCAAGCTGGTCACAGCAGCAGCGGCGCCAGCAGGACCGGCTGCCAGCGTACTTACTACTGCCTGCGATCCCATATCGAAAAGACCATACAGCACCTGTCCGGCGGTGCCGGTAGTGGCGGCATCCGGCGTCAGGCGTTTAACCTGTGATGCAGCAAGCTCTCTCTGTCGGGCGATGTATTCAGGTGACGTGTCACGAAACGATGTATTGTCATTAACAAACTGAGCGATGGGTGATACAACGGCATCAACACCAGCCCACAAAAGCTGGTCAGGCTTTGCAACAAGGCCGGAATAAAGACCTGATGCGGCACCGCTGACTGATCCATCGAAAAACCCAACATCGTTTTTAGGGCTGCCTACTGGGTTTGATGCGGCCTGGTCCAGCTGCTGATTCTGGTTTACCGGGTTAAGTCCGAAGTAACTCATTGAGGGATATCTCCAGAGAAGCGCTGACGCTGCTGCGTGAGATCGATAACTACCGGTGTTCCGTCCTGTTTCAGAAGGTATCCGGTACCAAGTTTCACGAGATACTGGCTGTCGCCGTAGCTTTGCAGGCCGTACTGCCCAGGCGGAGCCTTAACGCCAGCACCGGTAACCTGCGTTTCCCATGCCTGATTAACCTCTTTATCGAACTGCTCAGAAGACATGCCCCACGGCAGCAGGACATTACCCATGCCGTTATAGTCATGCACGCCGCCAGTAGCGACGTTTATCGCCTGCTCCCAGACGTCAGAATCCAGCTCGCCAGAGAGATCGCCCTTCTGCGCCATTACTCCGGCGTAGTAGTCTTTCGCAACGTCATACGCCATAGATGCGCCCTGTGCGTCACCGGCAAATGCATCTTTAACGGTATTGCTGAACTCGAGCCGCATATCGTTTTCTTTAGGCATGGTAATGCCTTTGGCTTCTTTCGATCCTTTGCGTGCTGCGGCACCAGCCAGAATGGTTTGCGATGCGGTAGAGGGCGACACAGACACGTCAGGATTGAACCAGTTTTTCTCAGCAACCACGCCGCCAGGCTTGTCCATAAGAATTCCGGCAACAGCAGCAGACGGCGCATTCGCGCTGATTTGCTGAAGTGCTGCCATGTACGGCTTACCGCCGCCGGTGCTTTTGTGGATCGTGTCGAGATACGCAGATTGTTGCGAAACCGGGGCGTCTCGGAAGAATTTACCGATCTGGCTCTCCTCTTCTTTGGAAAAGAAAGTCAACGGTGTTCCGTATGCTCTAGCCAACTCAGAAACCTGAGAAGCACGTAGTCCAATGCTCTGACCGAAATTATTTTGGTTGGACATATCAATTGGTTTGGTTTGTCCAGAGGAAAGTGAGAACTGAATGGGATCCGCCTTACGCTGCTTAATAACTTCATCAGCAGCGGCCTGAACATGGTCGAATGCTGCTGCGCGCCCTGCCAGTCCCTCGCCGTTACCAATCTGATTTTTCAGATCGCTGACGTACTGCTGAATAGATGCCGTCGGCATCGTGCGGAACGAGCCGATATACTGCCCGGCAACGCGCAGGTTTTCGAAATCGCTGAAGCGCTGCGATCCCTCCCGGTAGCCGAATGCATTAATGAAGTCGCCCTGAGATGGCGGATTATCAAACTGAATCCCCTTCAGGTATGCGGCTGACGCATCCTGCACGCGGTCAACGAGCTGGGCTTTAAACTGTGTCCGTGCCTGATTGCGTAGTTCGTTAGACTGCCTCAGGTAGGCCGCCTGCTGCTGCGGACTTGCTGCGTCAAAAGCTTGATTCCCTGAATATCGCTTAGGAGATTCCAGAGTAGTAAGACCAAGCGCGGCAGAAACACCAGTGTTCAGCTGATCCTCGCTATATGGCTGTTTCCCGTTCTCGTGCTGGATGATGCCAGCGCAGAGCTGACGTAGGGTATTAATGTCGCTCATGTTGAGCTGGTCATTTGGCGTAACATTGAGCTTTTTGCATAATGCGGCAATGTACGCTTCTGTGTTATTGCCATCGCTGGCCGGCGCCCAACGATTAACGATCTCGCTCACGGTGTCGTATCCCTGCCGCTGGTACGACAGCAGATTTTTACCCAGAGCGCGGATCCCGTGTTCAGGCGTGACGAATTTAGCAAAACGCCCATCACTACCAGCCTGGCCATCCCAGGAATTGGAACCGGCTTCTATATTCCCTGGATTATTATTCCGCAGCCCTCTGGCGGCTGATGAATTACCATGCGCTGTAACACGTGGCGCGCCCTCATTGTCTCCAGGCTCACCATTCTGCTGCATGAACTGAATATACTGTTGCGATGCTGCAGTACTCAGCGCGCTATCTGCCGCCTGCTCTTTCAACTTTTCTTTTTCCGCTACAACCTGTTCCTGGCTCCATCCATGGGCAGCGGCGTACTGCTCGATCGCATCAAACCCCATTTTTACCGTATTAACAAACGCTGCATCATCACCATAGAGCCCCTGCGACTGGGTTACCACGTTTTGCTTGATAGCGGAGAACTGCTGATCCTGAAACTGCTGGAACTGCCCTACTTCATACCGGCGGGCCTGGTTGTGAAATGACTGCATCGACTGCTGCAACTGAAAGGATAACTGCTGGCGGGCTTCGCCATCCGGCACGGTACCCAGCAGGTCCTGAGCTTTCTGCTGCATGTTCTGCATGACGACATCGCTTTGCCCGAGCGCAGCTTTTCCCTGCTTCGTTATCAGACCATTGTCAGGATTGTTGAACTGGTCATCAGCAAACTGATTAAACTGCAGCAGAGCGTCCTGGCTAAGCGCTACATCAGCCTTACGCTTTGCATCAGCCATCATATTAATCGACGTATCAGCAGCCTGCTGGATGCCCTGCACCAGCGGATTCTCCGGGACACGAAGATTACTCGTCATCACCGGCGCGGTTTGCGTTTGGCTCTGGCGTTGATATTGCGGAACGGTTGGCATAGTCAGCTCCTTTTACTTAGCGGAAAGCGGCTTCCAGGTACCGCCCAGCGTCTTGTATGCATTAAGACCGGTCAGCGTGGAGTTGAGCAGCGTTGAACCTGCGCCAAGCATTCCGGACTGCTTATCAATTTTCCCTTGTGCGCGGCTGGTATCAGCCTGGAACTGCAAACCAGCGGCCTGTCGCTGGCCGTTGTTGATGGTTGTCAGTGCGTCAAGCGTCCCCTGCTGCATAGTTTCTGTTGTCAGGTCCAATGCGTTACCGCTCGTCAGGTCGGCGCCGTTAGCCGCCAGAGCGGTGGTCTGCTGTCCGGCAACCCGCCGTGCCTGCAGGCGTTGCTGGTATGCCTGGTCATTAGCTGTGTTGATAGTGTCGCGGGCGGCCTGCTCCTGAGCATCGGCGTTAGCGTTCGCCAGCGCGGCATTAGCGCGACCTGTCTGGATCTGGCTGTAGGCGCTGAGACCGCCGGAGACGGCGGAAACTGCCAGCGCTGCGGTACCGACATCACACATGGTCGATCTCCTTCGTAAAGTGGTGAAATGGCATGCCCTTTAATCCGTATGGCTCAGGATCTGCCAGGGTGAATCCCATCCAGTGAAGCCATGATTTTGCTGCGTGGTTTCGCTCATCGACGTAATTTTCAAGCACACGATATCCACGTGACATGTCACGCAATACCGGACGGCAGTGGCGGAGGAATGTCAGCGGCTGATGCTCAATGTGGTCGGTGCTCACCAGCCACGGAATACCGCGCCCGGTGATGATCGATGCCGGAGATATACCGAAGATGGTTACCACCTCGCCGTTAATCATCCCTGCAGCGGCTACCGAAGCGCTTTTCATGGCGCGATTGATGACTTCCTCCGGAGTCATCCCGGCGGCAGCCATAAACTCATCGTGGTCTGCCTGGCGGACATGCGGGAGAATGGCGCTGATATGCTCGTCAGTAACGCTGACTATCTCAACTTTTCGCATATCAGCCTCCTACCGTTACGCGCGGTATAATGGCCAGAATGCCAAGCGGCAGCGGATCGGAATGGCTAATTACAACCCGCCCGTTACGCTCCCAGTTTGCATCGAGGTTCATATCGATGATGCCCGTCTTTAGCCCTACCGGGTCGTCGTAGAATTCCCACTCACGCTGGGTATACTCCAGTAAGTGAGCATCATCTGTTCCGGCCCAAACCGAGCGCCCGCTGTTGAGCATTACGCAAAGCTGATTGATGAGTTTGGTCTTATCCAGCAGCGTAGACTGCCCTGCAACGTTCACGTCCAGAGTTTCGATAACCGCGGCTACCGGCAAACCGATATGCACTACAGAAGCGTGATTTTCGATAGTCACCTCACCGCCAGAAACTATCTGCTGAGGCTCAACATTCCCGTCGGCCAGAATGCTGACCGTCTGCCCTTCCAGGTGGGATAATCCGGCAAATGTCTGGCGGGCGATTGACCAGGTGGATTGCGCGCTATTGCGCAGTGCTGCCGGTACATCACGGTTTACCAGCACGGTAGCGACGGTTGAAGAAACGACTTCAGCAATGCTTATGCGCATCGACTTACTGATTCCGTCCTCTGTATACGGAATGTGAATTTCCTGGCTGGTACTGGAGGAATCGAAAATTGCAGTGCTGCAGGTCAGGGTTAGCTCATCCTGATATGTCCAGCCACCAGCGGTGCTAATCGTCATCGTGCGTGTCGAATCGGTATTTTCTCCGCTGTATGACAGCCCGGAATCTACGAAAAATGCATCCTGCTGCTCTGTAAACTGCCGGGTATTCAGTCGCTCAACATAACGAACTGTCGATCCATTCACCGTACGGCGAATAAGCGCATAGACCGCATCTTCCTGCCCTTCGCTAATACTGCAGATCGATTCGACATAGCCATTAGTCATCGGGTGCGGATGCCAGGCATATACCTGCTGCTCACGGAGATAAGTCAGCCCAAGAAGCATGCCATCACTCCTCGCACACCATGCAACGCTGAACGGCTGCACAGACAAGGCCCAGTCTCTGATGCTGTAACCGTTAAACAGGTGACTGGCAAGGAGGGTCAGATCACTGGATTGATAGCTGTCCTGGTCGAATGAGTAAAACAGATCACGGATGATGGAGCCCTTCTGCTGAACGTATAGTGCAACGCTGCCAACGTTGATTGGTGCCAGATCGCTGCTACCGTTGAACGACTGACCGGACATCGCAAAGCCACCTGTTCCCGTCAGGTTACCGTTGCTGTCGCCTGTCACCTTAAACTCTCCGCCGCTGGTCAGCACGATAAGCTGACCGACATCGAGAAGGTGCAGGATTTTGTTCAACTGGCGACCGGCGTAGTTATAGGTGATCGCATCGTCGTCAACCTTCGGGTTGCTGCGATAGAAGTTGTGATAATCACCGGTACGGCTACACCATATAGTTTGAGGAAATGCCCGGCTGCCGCCGAAAATAAGCCGCTGCTGGTAATAGGTAACTGTACCCGGGTAGCCGTCAGTATCGTTCCAGGCATAATGCGCCCATTTGTAAGTGGCGAAGGTGCTACCCACCACCTGCGCCGGCAGCTCAATCTCACCATCCTGACGTGGCACAACGTCTGCCGTTGCAGTTAATCCATCTCCGGCGACGGCGGTAATACGGCACACACCAAAACCACTATGCAGATAACGCCACAGCACACCATTGCGGCCGCCATAGCCCCATCCGTCCCATGAGTCTCCGGTAGTATGCGTCGGCGCTACCGTGCCGGTAGTTCCGTTAGCTCCGCCATCGACGCAGCGATAATAGTTCTCCTGGTACCGGCATTCGTCGCCTGTCCCGATATCCTTATCGGTTTCCCACCGACCAACACTATCTACCGCTTTCTGTTCCATGTAGAACAGTTTTCCCACGTGCTGGCTTTTGAAAATCGGGCTATTGGCAGTCAACGTTACGGTTCCCGTTCTGCCTGAGGCGTAAACAGTTACCGAGTCGTCTGTGTTCAGGTCCTGGAATGGCCCGCTGGTTGTTGTCACTGCGGCGGTGCGCCAGTCAGCCTCTCCGTAACGGCGGATCTCAAGCGGCGGATAATCGTTGTGGCACACTGTCATCACATCGGCAGACTGCGTAAATTTCAGCTCAGAGATGACGCTCACCGGCCATGGGGTAGCCACTTCAACAGGGACGCCGCCGTCCGTAACCAGGGCACCGTTAGACCAGACACGAAAATAGTGATCGCCGAGCTCGAGCGCATAGGTTTGCGATACGCTGAACTGAAACGGTATTAGCCGGCAGTAACGGTCTGCATATTTCGCGCTCCCCAGGAACCGGAACCCGGGGCGATTTTCAATGCCGCCTGACTGCCGGACGATGAAGTTGCGGCAGCGGCGCAAAGACGTCTGGTATTTTTCAAGATCGATGCGACCATACAGTGAAGGAGATATCTCGCCGCCAGCAAGGGACGGCTGCACCAGTGAATAGGCCATCAGCAGATCCTCGCACTGGCAAGGTCTGACATCGCCTGCTGCGGTTCATGCGCCTCATCAAGAGAGCGTTGCATGGCCGCCGTAAGCACCTGCTGATAATTGGCCATTGCCTGCTGGCCGAGACTGGCATTTGCCGCGATAGGCATGGCTATTTCAGCCGCCATACGCCACGAAAGCGCATCAGCGAACAGGGCATCAAACATCGTAGGGTCCGTAATGTTTTTCACGTATAGCAGTACCGCCTGAGACTCATTGGTATGAATGACGCGGCCAGTGCCATCTTCATTGCTGCCAACTTCAAAAACAGGCTTATCCTGCAGAGCGATATGAGACCCAGTGAACCACTTCGGTAATATGGCAGCTATGCGCGCGCAGTCGGTCGGGTACTGATACCGGAACAACCATCCCGGCGCAGGGTCGCCAAGGTCAGCCAGGACAACGCGAGACATGGCAAAGTTCCAGTCGTTGTCTGCCAGAACTGCGTCGCGCATGGACTCGTAAAACAGGTTGCAGGTATATGCCTCTTTGGTCTTTTCGGTGAGGCTGTTAATCGTCCGGCTGTTGCCTATACGTGCCAGCGCGATATTGCAGATATTGATCACTGATGCCATATCATCCACCAACTAAAAAGGGGCTTTCGCCCCTTTGGTTATGAGGGCTTACACCCCGAGTTCTTTTCGCCTTTCGGCGATCTTCGCCTTCAGAGTTTCCGCTTTGGTATTGAAATGCGGCGCTTCGCCGAACATTTCTTCATACTGTTTGCGCAAATCGTCGAGCTCGGTTAACTCTTCTGCACTGGCCGGGACAATCTTTTCGCTCAGGCTGGCATCAACGGAAACCAGATTACTTCCCGGCTCACCGTCGTAGGTAACGATGTCGCCCGGCTCATGCAGGCGGCCATTGATGAATGACCGCTTAGCGACTTTGTACTCAGGCATTGGTTTGCACGCCTCCGGTGATACCAGCAGTGACTTTGCCAGTGGTCGGCGCAGTACCAGTCACCGTATAGTTCAGACGGATGTAGCGTTCCATCTTCATCGGCAACGTGATAACCGGCGACTTATAGCCCAGCACCAGAGACGCCAGAGGGATCGTCATGGACAGCACGTCCGCAGCGGAACTGAATGCAGAGTTGTCATCGGTTTGCACCGTCACAGTCAGGCTGGTCAGGTTGTTGAAACCTTCAACTACCTGAATAAGCAGCGGGATATCGCCATATTTACCGACATCTTTATTGCTGCCGGTATCAATGACGTTAGTCGAAGCAGCCGTGGCCGTAATGGCCTGAGCTGCGGAAAAAAGCGCTTGCTGGTCGAGCAGCATGATCCCTCCTTACGCCGTTACGGCTGATTCAGTATTCAGGATGGCGTCAGCGCGACGGATCGGAATACCCAGGAAAGAAACGATTTTCTTACCGGCATATTCGTCGATCGTCAGGTTAACGTTTTTCGCATTCATAGCCTGCTTGTGCAGCCAGGCATGGATGGTCTTGTTGCAGTAGATGACCTCTTTGCCATCGCCCAGCATTGCCACATCACGCGCGTAGTACGCATCGACCATCATGCTGATGAGGTCGGCGCCAGTTGCAGCATCTTTGGTCAACGTGGTGACATCGATGTTGCAGATGCGCGAGATCGAACGCCAGTCACGAACTGACAGGCCGAGATGCCATTTGAACTCATCACGGTAAGCCAGGAACTGACCGCCGTTCGCATCGCTGACCAGGTCATTACCCAGGTCCTGATGCTGGAACCCGGCGACCATACCTTCCGGATAGATCATGTGCGCAGTGTTCTCACCCCAGGACATGAACCAGATGGAGGTATTGGTAGAACCACTACCACCGGCGCTGAATACGTTCTCCGCGCTGGCCGCTTTGGAAGTGCTCAGAGTGTTGAAGCGCGGAGCCAGGCCCATGAACGCTTCCGGCTCAGCATCGGTATTGCCGTAGAAGGTGTAGCGGGAAACCTTGTTGTTAAAGCCCTGCAGCTTGCCCATGTTCTCGGACACGCGGAACGAGTCCGCATTACCGGAGCGATCGGCCAGGTCTTTGTCCACAAAGCCAAGGTCGTACAGCATACCGGTAGTGTCAGTCACCGGAACGGTCTGGGTTTTGGTAGGCTGCACGCCCTGGTTGTAACGGCGCCACACCGGCTCGGGAATACCGGCACGAATGGTGGTTTTGTGCTTGGAACCGTCATTACACGGCACGTAAATCGCATCGGTAATGACATCGTTGCTTTTCGCCAGTTGCTCGACGATTTTAGCGATCCGCCCGTTCTTGTCGGTACGGCTGTACACGTCAAGAAGAGAAGGCAGCGTCTGACCAATTAAAGCCATGATTACACCTCACTATTTTTTGCTTGGATAAAACGCTTCGACCAGATCGTTTTTCGGCGATCCGTTACCCTGGCCAGTGACGAAACTGTCTTCACTCATCAACTTGCCTACCTTTGCGAACGCCCGAACCATTTCCGGGTGGTTACCCAGGCCGGTCGAGTCAAGGAATTCGCGGAAATCTTTCGATGCGAAGGTATCCAGCGCCTTCTGCGCGTGTCCGACGGATACCGTTAATTTGTCGCCACCGATTTCTTTGTCAGCCTTCGTGTCAGCTGCCCACTGTTCAACCTGCTGCCCCCACGACTCAGCCTGTCGGTTCTGCATTTGCTCCTGCAGTTGTGGCCACAGTCCAGCCAGCTTCTGCGCCTGGTCATTAGAAAGACCAAGCTCGCGCGCCACGGGCTCAAACAACTCAACAGCTTTTGAGTCCAGCTCAGTGCCTTCAGGTGCCGTTAGTTCATATTTTTCTGGAACCGATGGCTCAGCAGAAGGAGCTGGCTTATCGCCAGTCGGATCAGGTTTATCACCATCAGTTGGCGAAGGTTCTGGATCTGCTGCTGGTTGTTGCGCTGCTTCAGATTGCTCGGCCGCAGGAGTCGGGGATGGTTCGGATGCTGCTGGAGCTGCTCCACCATCTGCAGGCTGCTCATTGCACAAACGCCGATACATCAGACGCTCAAATAAATTCATCGCTATTCCTCGCTGGCCTCTTTGGCCATTACCAGATACTGATCGGGACACGCCTCCATCACGTCGGAAAAGACTTTCAGTCCCGTGTTACGTTTTCCTTCGGCGAAGGCTGCCGAGAGCGCCTCACCGGTATAAGTCGTACGCCACACCCCAGCCTGCTCAATCAGGCGCCAGATGAAACGGCGGCCGTGTTCTGTCTCGCAGATGAGGCGCAGGTCATTAAGTTCGTTCTCGCGCCGTAACTGCTGCCTTTTGAGCTCATCTGCTGCCAGTTCTTCACGCTCTTCTTCGCTCAGGTAATCAGTCATTGCGTCACCGCCGGCTGCTGAGCAGCATCAGAGAGGGTTTTTAACAGGCTAGGGTCAGCGGTGTTGGTATCGCTCAGGGTCTTAGCGGTTGCGCCAGCTTGCTGGGCCATAGCCATCATCTGCTGCTGTTGCTCCATTTGAGCACGCTGCTCGCGCGTAGCTTGCACCTCATCATCAGAGTTAACGATCGTGGCCGGGACGCCGAGCATATCTCCGTACTCGTCAATCGTCTGGTCGATATTGAGTTTGTCGAGCGCCGCAGGATTGGCTTTTGCAAGATTCCCAACAAAGCCAACAAAGCGCTCAACGCTGCTGATCCCTATGGATTTTTGGGCCTGTGCCAAAATGGAGACATATTCAACTTTCAGAGGAGTTCCCTGCAGTTCTTCCGGTGGCTCAGGAAAGAGGTTGCGGCGCGCCATGATGTTGAATGTGCGATCAACGAAAGGATCAAGGAATTCATCATTAAGTCGCTCCAGGACTGGACCAAGCTGCAGGAGTTTCTCATCCTGCATTGCGGCCACAGCCTCCACTGGCATGCTCCTGGTGTTGATGGTGCTGAACAGGTTAAACAGGTCAGAGAAGAAGCAGGCTTCAATCATTTGGCGGTCATCAGCAATACTGCCGAGCATGTCATTAAGCTGAGGGCTGACGGCGTAAGCCGGACGCACTAGCTTGGTAGCATCAACCTCATCAACATAAGTAACGCCGCCAGGGGCAAGGTTGATCAGCTTATTTTTAAGACCTGTCGGGGCCACCATTGGCGGGTTAACAAGCTTATCGATCGCGTTAGCTTTGCGAATTTGCTCCAGCTGCAGAGCCTTACCAGTACCGAGAGCCATCATTCCCGGGCAGTTACTCCCGTAAACGTCTTCCCCGTTAATCTCCCAGCGCGGTGAAAGGATCGGCGGCTCATCAAAACCAGCCTCACGAAGGAGCTTGTCACCGTCTCCGGACAACTCGAAATACACCGATTTGAATGCCTTGTTGCGGGAGTTCAGCTTGCCGTTCACACGATCGATATTGGGTTCTGTCAGATGGACCACATCGAACCATGCTTCATAGTTCGCGTTATCCCAGGCGCCGCGTACGGCGTTACTGACGTTGTCCAGGCCAAACTGCATAACAATCTGGCGGGCAGTCATGGAGAAAACGCGATACGTGGTATCGACTGACAAACGATGCGAGTTTGACAGGTAGTAACTTCCGATCGGCAGAGGATGAGTACGAATCACATCTTCGTCGTCTTCGAGAACCGCCATAGCCGCGGTACCAAAAACACCAAGGTGCCGGTAGATAATCGGCAGGGACTGGTAGACGTTAGAGCGGTTCATGACGTCGTTCATCCTGGTCATGACCACATCAAGCCAGCGTTTTACCGGTCCATATTGCATCATCTCCGGATCCGGCGTTGCCAGCTTAAACCATGGGCGGGTTGGGCTGGTGATACCTGACAGCATGCCTGATTGCAGAGTGCGGGCAGCTTTGGAGGCGGTAGGGTCAACGATGCGGGTATTACGCTTGCTGCCGTTGTTTCTCTCCGTCGTAAGAAAGCGCGTGCTGCGCGGATCGATAAATTCCGCCAGTTCGCGCCAGTGCTCCTCAAAGCTGGTGCGCTCATTTTTGAGCTGCCCCAGGTGTTTGAGGTAATGCTGTTTCGGAGAGAGTTCGGCCATGGATTACGCCCCGAGCAGGGTCTTACCCTGAGTGCCGCCAGAAGGCTGCGTTACACCCTGGCTCGACGTCAGGATTGTTGATTTCTGCCCGCCCGCTGCGGCACGGCGACGACGATCGCTATCAGCGGCGTTCTGTACAGCAGAATCGGAAACCTGCGGCGCCGCCTGAACCTGCGGAGAACTCACTTTCGGCTTGCTGATGCACATTTTGCTGCGCTCCATACGCGTTTAAATTATTACCAATTTAACCACATATGATTTATTTGTCGTAGTGTATTGACCTTTTGACGATAAATTATTACCTTTTTGGTAAACACAACATGAAAGCGCACCCCATTCCCTTCCATTGGTGGCTTTGTCGTTACTCAGATGGCGGAGTGCGCTTCCAGGTGTGAAAGCATTCGGCGTATGGCACATGCGTCGATAGCGGTACGGTGTGACACCTCGGAAGAGACGAGGATGCAACGATGAGAGCATTGGCGGAAGCAACGCCTCCCTCGCCGGGTGGTCCACTGTGGTAATCAGTGCTCTCTTCGTTGTGGCATTAGCTCAGTCGGATAGAGCAACCGCCTTCTAAGCGGTTGGTCGCAGGTTCGAATCCTGCATGCTGCACCAGAATCACGCCTCATGACCGTGATACCCGTAGTTCCAGTGCAAGTTTGGCGGTGGCAGTTATTCCCTTTCTGACCACCGCACTTTTTACACCATGACGCCATTGCGATGACTTCATGCTGTAAACCCTGTGACACCCAGCCAAGGACGGCACTTTCCATCATCCCTGTTTCGCCCGGTTCGTCCGGGCATTTTTTTAAGGTGAGATTAGACTATGAGTGACAAAGACATTGAATCTGAAATTCAGGCTAAAGGCTTAACGGCGCCGCGCGTTACGCCCGACCATATCGAAAGCATTATTGCTCAGGAGGCGTATTTCACAGCAGAAGATGGTGCCTTTGGCGTAGCCATAAAAGCAAAACATACTGGCGGAGAGGTAAACTACCAGCCGCACGAATCACTTTCTCTGCTGACGTTCTGCGTCATGGTGCTGCGCAACGGCTTCACCGTCACTGGCGAAAGCGCCTGCGCCAGCCCGGAAAACTTCGACCCTGAGATTGGACGTAAGATTGCCCGTGAAAATGCGGTAAATAAAATCTGGATGCTGGAAGGTTACCTGCTGAAGCAGAGACTGAGCGAAAAATAACACCGTGACATGTCACAATAGCCCGCAGATGCGCGGGCTTTTTTTACGCCCACGGGTCGTACTCGCTGATCACGTTGGGCTGCTTGCCGCCGGCAGCGGGGAAATCTGAACGCTTCGCCACTGGATAGGCGAACGTCAGAAGCAGCGCATCGCCCTTGCCCGGCGACCGGCCCAGACGCTCTTTGATATCCTCTTTCGGCTCCATGACGATCTTACCGTCCACTCTAACCTTGTACTCTGCCGCGGACAGGTCGTCCGCCGTCTCCTGGTCGTCCAGCGCGCCGCCGAGCTTGAGCCACGTCTTACAGGCGTTGAACATCTCGCCGCGCTTATTCAGCATCTGCGGGTCTGCCGATGCGCCTCCGAACGGCACAAGCTGCCAGGTGCGGCCCCAGCCGTCGCCGATGGACTTCAGCCCGGTACCGTAACCGAAGTCGATAAACACCGCGTCAGCCTGGTACTGGTCCTCAAAGTCAGCGATACGCTTCGCCATAATCAGATCGTCGGTGGTCTTGTTGCCGGTCCAGAGCACTTTGCTGTGCAGCCCCTGGCGGAGATAAATCACTGCATCATCCACGCCAGAATAAGCCGGGTCGACGCCGATTATCCGCGGGGCGTGCGCCACCTGCGCAGCGGTAACCACGCGCTTCATCGCCTCATCAGTCAGCCCGGTAGGGATGAACTGCAGCTCAGACGCATCAGGGAAGATCCCCCGCACGCGGACCTTCACAAAGTCGCTATCCTCGCCGTAGTCGTCCACCCATTTCTGCAACTGCTGTTTGTTGGTGCCTTCGACGGTGCGGGAATCAATCTGCGCGCACTTCCAGCGGTGCTTGTATTTGCGGAAGCATTCCCGGAATCGCCCGGTGTTGCGCGTCGGGTTACCGAACGCCACCCAGATGATTTCGGTGTCTTCGTCCGTCAGCGCGCCCTCGGCCACCTCCCACACCAGATCGGCAATATTGGAGGCCTCATCGAATACGACGATGATGCGCTTACGCTCGTTGTGCAGCCCGGCGAACGCCTCTGTGTTGTGCTCAGACCAGGGGATTGCGTCAGCGCGCCAGCGTTTATCGTGGCCTGGATCGTTGCTGTACATCGCCGTAGCGGTGCAGGTGAACCATTCTTTCGTGATAGCCAGGTTCGACCATTTGATGATTTCCGGCCAGGTCTTCGTGCGCAGCTGGTTGTCGGTGTTGGCGGTCACCACCACCTTGCAATCCTCGCAGGTGGACATGCCCCAGTTTATCAGCATCGAGATGAAAGCGGACTTGCCGATACCGTGACCGGATGCACGGGCCAGCATCAGCGGCTGATGGCGTGTTGCCGGGTTCTGCAGGTGGTCGCGTATCTCGCGGAATGCGTCAGCCTGCCACTGGCGCGGCCCTGAGGCATGCGCCAGCTCTGTGCCCTCCTCGCCCCACGGGAACGCATACAGCGCATAGCCCAGCGGGTCATGGGTGAAGCTGGCGATATCTTCGATCAGCTGTTCTTCCGGCGACATGGCTGCGGCCGTCATTCTTCACCACCAGCCTGTTCTTTGACGCGGCGCCGGGCGGCAGCCATGCGGTCGGCGATGGTGACTGTGCCGGAAACTTCCAGGCGCTCTTTGAACGCGTTAACGTCGACGTGCTTACCGATGAGCTCGAGGTTTTTCACCTTGTCGGGCCATTTCACCTTCTTCAGGATATGCTCGACATCCTCAACAGAGAGATCCGCCTCGCCATTCTCTTTTTGCAGAGAAGCCTGGGTCGTCTTGATGGTAGCGATATCCATAGCACTGAGAGAGGTACGCCAGACCTTCGGCCATTCAGCGATCGGCTTCATCCCGCCGTCATCGTTCAGGATATCCAGCACATCCATCTGGTCGATTTCCACCAGGCGCAGCAGCACGTAATCGGCGCTGACGCGCAGGCGCTTGTTGCGCTCTTCCATTAGCTCAGCGATTCGTTTCTGGATACGCTCATCACGCATCATTGTGCTGGCTTTGACGTGGGCAGACTTTGGGGAGAACCCGGCATTGATGGCCGCCTGAGTCTGATTTTCAGGGCATTTTACATACTCCTGGGCGTAGGCTTCCTGCATCACCGTCAACGGTTTGTACTGAGTTGATTTGCGCTTCGGATCCTTTGGCATGGTAAACACCCCGAAAATAATTACCCTTTCGGTAATAATACCATGCCACCAGCGATGTTACATGATCGGAATATCATCATCACTCACCCACCCGGCCCGGTTTATCAGGTAGGTAACGACACCCCGCACTTCAACATCGTCCAGGGCTTCCCCTTCCAGCGCCTCACCATCATCAGTGATCAGCGCCTGCCCACGGACGACAGCGAATTCAGTTTTCCCGGCATATGCGATAAGGACATGATCACCCTGCTTTGGCCTGCGGCAGACATCGACGATGGCATAACCGGCGGCAGTCTCCAGGGTTCGACAGTTGGCGTCATACTGACAAAGGCGGGAAACGGTTAGCGTTTGCTCAACGTAGTCTGCGGCAGGTGATGGAAACCCCATGATGACCTCACATAAAAAATACTGTATATTTAAACAGTATAATCATGCGAGGATTTAGTCAATCTGTCGTGACATGTCACAGCGGTAGTTTTGTTTCGTGCCAGCCAAGAGTAGCCCAGCACTGAGAGTCACCAGCGCACGGACATGACTCCACCGGCAATTGATCACCACACTTTCCGCATCGGCGTTTACTAATTGACTTTATGCGGCCGCGCACCCGGGCATCATCCTGGCGGATCAGCAGCGCGATGTACTCGGCCATTTCGTAGGGATCACGACCAGGGCGCCGGGCGGCGCAGTTCCGCGCCAGCATCTCCTGCTCCTGTTCATCAAGCACCAGTTCAATTTTGCGCTCACCGGCGGCGGACTGCCGCGCGCGCTGCGCGGCTTTGCGTTCTGCGGATGTCTTAGCCATTGTCATTCACCGAATTTCCGAAAAGCACAGGCCTGCCATGCAGCGCTCTGTCATGATTAATTAGCGTGATAGCCTTCCACTTGTTAATCGAAGATGAGCACTTGGCAGCAATCTTAATATTGCCGTTGTTTGAGTGGAGGAGACCAAGCCGAAAGAACTCCCTGAACCTCCAGTCTTCTTTGGTCAGCTCTTCGAGAGCGGCTTTGCGTTCTGCGGGGGATTTAGGCACCTTTCACCTCCTGCGCCGTTCTACGCTTAGCCCTTGCCAGCAAACAAGTCAGCACGAAAGCGCGGTGCTGTCGCATTCCCTCAGTCATGGTTAACCTCCTGCGGGGTATCCGGATACGCACTTCCTTCCTGACCGGGCTCATTGCTTCCGGTGCAGGAATTTCTATGGTCATTTGCCCGTGGGCATCTCTTATTCCCGCAATCAGGGCACACCACAAAGCGCATATCGTTCAAGACCACAGGTCGGCATGTGCGGCACCAACAATCCGGGTTTGCCGGAGAGTTGGCAGATAATTCAGCGCAGATTCTGGCTGTAGCTTTGCACCCTGAGCATTCGCACTCGGGTCGATAGCCGTGATCGATTGGGCTTTGCGCCGGAGCGACGCCGTTTTGCTCCGGGAAGCAATCGGATTGCGCCGGAGATTTGGTGTGCAGCACCTGCACATTTTCGTCACTCCTGCAGATCGCTTCAGTTCCTGCACTTTTTTTTAATTCCTGCAGCATGGCGGCGCGAAAGGCGTTCCAGGAATCAGCGGCCGCATTTCGCTGGTCTTCATCCCACTGGAATACAGCGTGGTCACGACGCCTGGCGCTGGCAAGAATCTCGATACTGTCCGGAGTAGCCTCTTCCGGCACTACCGGCGCTGGCTGCGCGTGGCGATAGAGCGGCGCTATGTTTCGCTCTATGTCGGTAATGACGCTCCAAATTGGGACTGACTCAACGCCTTGTTTCGCCATATCACGATAACTGTCGGCATACGCCAGCACAGGATTGCGATCCGGATCGCTGTCCGCTACCGGCTGCACTGGCGGCATATCTGGACCTTTGCGAATAGCTTTTGCCAGTTCGATAGGGTCATCGTAAAGCCAGTCCCCGGTCTCAGGGTGATTGGCTTCTGCCAGTTGAGCGGCCCACTCCAGACCGTCTTTATGTCCCTGTAGGTAATCGAGAGGCAAACACCCAGACTCGCCGTCCATTGCGGCCAGCGCCATGCGGGCCAGCTCTTTAATCACCGTGCAATTTTCAAGCCCTTCACAGTCATCCATTAAGAGCCAGTCATCATTCAAAATTTTCTGAATTACTTCTTTGGTCAATATGCTCATGCCGCGTTTCCTTCTGATTTGTTAACGATTACGCCGTCATAAACTTCTTTGAGATGTCCACGCAGGTCCATCCGGCGCAGGGCGCTGTACATGTAATCGCACTCAGCCTGTTTATTGGCCTGAAAAGGCTTATGCTCCCGAGAGCACCACAGCGCGTTTCCCGGCCAGCCGTGGACTTTGTACACGCGCCCGTTCCTGACGTGCAGCAGACCCCAGCCCGGCGGCAAATCAGAAACATCGATAAAGCCAGGCTCCGCCATGAAAAAGCGCCAGTCGCCCATGCCCTGGTTAGGCATTCTTCTGAATGACTTTTTCTTGTCTGCAAGGAAGTCAGCGCGGGAACACTTAACCTCAATCAAACAGGAGGCCAGGTTACGGAAGCCGATCGCGTCCGGCTGCTCACCGGTGGCAACAGCAGCGACAAAGCGATCGTGAAACGCCACCTTAAAACCATTGTTTTGCAGAAAGCGGCAGGCTATCTGGCAAAGTTCATCGTGTGTCAGTGCCATCATTCAACCTCCACCTTGATGCCAGCGTCGGCCAACATCTCCAAAATAGCCGTCTTGTTAAACCAGTGTCCTGCTGGATATGGCACCATTACCGCATGCCCACCTTGAACAACCCCAACGCATAGCTCTGGCAGCTTCACGGTGCGGGACTCCAGCTCGGCGATGCGCTGGCGCAGTGCTGCGATCTCCATCTCTGCAGCATCGGCATAATGGACGTTTTCATGCTCCAACGGCGGCAGGTCCGGGGTTTTCACGCCAAACAGTGCCGCCAGTGCTCGGTAGTTCTGCTCGCTGTGATAGCGACCTTTGCAGCGGACCAGTTTTTCAGCTGCTGCGCGGATGGGTTCCATATCATCGATATACGCTTTGAGTTTATCAGCGCGGAACCGCTCGTTATCAAAGCTGGTGCGCCAGTTTTCCCTCTCCTGCTGCGCCTTCTCCAGCGCCTCTACCAGAGCGATGACGTTGGCAGCGGTCACTAACTCATGGAATTTCTCTCTGGCTTCAACAGCCTTTGAATAACGAGCAATACCCCAAACAGATTTATACTTCTCTGCTGCCGCTTTCAGGCTCTGCGCCAGTTCGGTGATATCAGTCATGCTGCACGCTCCTGTTTTGGCATCAGCGCATCACGGACGCTCTGGCGGTAGTAGTGGTGAAAGGCGAACGTCAGACCGAGCTTTGTAGCGCTCTGGTTCTTTTCGCTCAGCAGGCCAAGGCGCATGCAGATGTTCGTCGCCGTCCAGCCAGAGTGATAACCGGCGGCTCGCTTCATAACGGTTTCCGCCAGAATGGTGCGAAAGTCATCGCGCCCGAAATTGGTGTTTTCGAATGCGGCGTTGATCACTTCGTCGGTGAGGTGTGCGTCGATAGCGTGACTCATTTGTCGGCCCCCTCGCGCAGCGAAAAAGCCCATGCGTATTCATCAGACATTGCGAAGTAATTGAGTCTGTCCATGGTGATTACGCCGTAACGACCACGCTCACCGATGAAGAATTCGCCGATCACATCATCGTTGTGAATTTTATAAGGCTTGCCGATAGCGATTAACGCTACTCCATCCTGCGTGCGCTTTTTAGCTGCCGTGAATGTGATGGTCTTTTCCCGTTCTGCTACACCATCAGCCTTAAAGCCGGCTACGATGCGATCGGTGGCGGGGGTTTTTAGCCCATCGCGCAGTTTTACGTATGCGCTCAGCATGGCCAACTCAGGCACGTCGTCAGCTTTCGAATGATAAGTATCAAGCGCTTCCATCATCAGCTTACTGAACGGTGCCGGCGCTGATTTTTTCAGCGCCACATTCTCCGCAGCCAGCTGCTGGTACGCTTTCGCCAGATTCAGGAACTTCTGCTCTCTGATCGACGGCTCGCCTGCGCTCTCCAGCGACTGAATGAGCTCGTTTACTGTTTCGATGTTCATGCCGCCACCCACTCGATCGCCAGATAAGCCACATACAGGACGGCGATGATTGCCACCCACCCAATGATGTTTGCCACCATCACGAACAGCAGCAGTGACCGCCGGCTGTAATTCACGAAATCGAAATCCATACTTACCCCCGATTACCCGTTTAACTTATTGATTCAATTGATATCAATGAAGATCGTTGTTTCAGAACTCTTCGACCTTCCACCCGCCGCCGGCTTTTGCCGGGAGCTTCGTTACTCCGATGATCCGGAATGGGTACTGGTCGGCGGCGACTTTGGTTTTCACCCTGGCATCGTCAGTCCAGTAACCCCCCTTCACTTCGTGCATTTCCAGTTGGCCGTTTGCCAGCATCACGGCGAAGTCAGGCGTGTAGAACGTGTTGTCAGCCAGACGCAGCTTGATACCTTCGAACCGGTACCAGGCGATTTCCCCGTAGCGCCTACGCAGTTCAAGCTCTTGCGCATACGCAGTTTCGGTTTTGTTCATCTGGCCCGCTTTAAGCCGGCCAAGTGCCTGTAGTGTCTTTCGCATGATTTTTACCTTATTGGTAATTTATAACCATAAACGGATCAATATCAATAGTCTTGCGCATATTTTATTACCTTTTTGGTAAACATTAAGGCGTAAAAAAACGCGCTTTCGCGCTGCGCTGGCTGTCAGGGTGCCGGGCCTCCCCTGAATCCTGGCGGGATCTCGGTATCCGGACGGGATATGGTGTTCACATCTCGCTGCCCAGAGCCGCCTTTCAGCTCGAACAGCCCTTTCCAACCCTTCGCCATGCTCTGCTTCACAATCTGCATCTGCCGTGCGTGGTTGCCACCAGACAGGTTAATCAGTTCGGTGATTGCTGCGCCCTCGCTCCGTTCAGTTGGCGCATAGGCTTTAAATCGCATTTCAGACCTGTAGGCCTTCCACTCATCCCAGGCTTCGGCATTGAGTTGGTCAGGATATGGATAAGATTTTTTTGGCTCCCTCCCCCTTGGGGGGTTAGGGGGGATCTTATCTTTTACTTCTTCCTCTTCCTCTTCCTCTTCCTCTGGTAACGCTTTTTGTAACGCAGCCAGCGTTACTTTCTGCGTTTCATTTTTTCGGTGTGCTGCAACCCTTCTGTTTGTAAGTGCCCGTTTTTTAGAGCTTTCCCCATTATGGCGCTCAAAGTTGGGGAGAATAAGCTTGTTGCCGTCGTAAGCGAGCCAACCAACAGCGATCAGTGCATCAGCGAATCCTGTAATAAAAGCGATACGGTCAAGCACTCCTTTTGTAACGCTGCCAGCGTTACCGTCAACAGTTTGCTGATCCGCCCATGCCCATATGCGAACGAGCTTACCGAGTACCGCATCGGGGTCGATATTCAGGATTTCCGCTATCTGGAAAATCTCAGGCTTGTCGGGTGTGATCACCTCGACTTTTATCCAGCTACTGGCCATCCTGCACCCCCATATAAGCGCGAATGAAAGCCGCTGCGGCCTGGGCGTTTATAGCGTTACCATACCCTTTCAGTCGGCCGACGCGGTTGCTGCTTGCCACTCTTGCCACCCCGGGCTCGACTCGTCCCATTCGTGCGGCAGCCCCATCAACCAACGGGAATGTGCCGGGTTCAACTGGACGCCATTTGCCATCTCGACAAAGAAGCCAGTCCGCATCTCGCCAAAAACCGTTAACCTCAAGGGCCCGCAGGTGTAAGCCTGGCGCGGCAACTGGTCCAGTCGCTCTTTCCCGCCCCGCTGCGCAGTCATTCCCGCTGAGTCCTTCCAGTCGCGCGATGTTGGAGTTACCCAGCCCGCCATTCTGGCTGCCCCGCCCAATGTTGTTCCCCTGTTTGGCGCATTCGCGGCTGCTGCCTGTCCTGCAACCTGGTTGTTGTCGATCGTGGTTGGCGTCGGCCAGCCGGACATCATCGCCGCCGTTTGAATATTCATCCCGCCCTGGCGCCCTGACGTCCCCGCGCCGGTCACTGATGACGCCGTGGGCGTGGGCCAGCCAGTAGGCTCGTTCTCTGATGTGCGGCGCACCGATGCCCGCTGACGTAAACGGCACAAGCCCGAAGGCGTATCCCAGTCCTTCCAGGTCTGCTTGTACAAGGTCGAACCATGTGTTTGCGTTACCGCTTGCAACCTGTTCGCCAAAGACATGCTGAGGTCTGCGCTCGCTGATGAGATGGAAGAAGTGGGGCCAAAGGTGCCGCTCGTCAGCAAACCCATCTCCTTTGCCTGCCGCGCTGAAAGGCTGGCACGGGCAGGAGCCAGTCCAGACCGGGCGATCATCTGGCCATCCGGCGAGGCGGATGGAATGAGACCAGACGCCGATCCCGGCGAAAAAGTGGCACTGGGTAAATCCTCTGAGGTCGTCAGGTGTGACATCTTCAATACTCCGTTCGTCAACTTCGCCCGGGGCGATATGCCCGGCGGCTATGAGGTTACGCAGCCACTGCGCCGCGAATGGGTCGATCTCGTTGTAGTAAGCTGAAGGCGTCATGCTGCCTCCCTGGCCTTTCTGGCTGCTTTCAGACGCTCTGATCTCATCTGCGCCTGCCGGCGCGCGCGCTCGTTATTGCACGTAACGCACTCGCCGCTGATGGTGTATCGCTCGCTGTCGTGGCCATGCTTACACGTCTTCCCTGTGTAGAACCGGGTGAGCCCCTGCTCAATGGCCTCTCGCTGGGTAATTCGTTTCATAGACTTGCCCTCTTTCTGCATTTATCTTTGGTAATTTTGCAGCAAGCCAAAAAAAGATCAACCGTATTTGGATAATTATTACCAAATTGGTGTACAGGGAGAGGCAGGAGCCGCCTGGGGATGGCGGCGCGGGTGAGTTTTGAGGATTAACGTTCGTGGAACCAGAGGACCAGGTCGGATTTTGCGGAGATCCACTTACGGGATTTACAGGCTTTAAACAGTCTTTCTAACAGAGGCTTACGTGGAATTCTTCTACGGCCAGTCAGGTGAACCTGAATGTAGTGGCTGGTCGTGCCGGCGTCACTTGCGAACTCTTCTCGCTCTGCCGGAGAGAGGTCGAGCCAGCAGCGTTTGAAGTCAAATTTTTGCACATCGCTCATATTTTTTTGGTCCCGGACTAACTTTAGACAGCCTGATTATTACCAATCTGGTGTAAAAATCAATGACTGTTACCTTTTTGGTAAGTTTACCTTTATGGTAATATTCTATTAAATTTAATCAGTTAGGTAACAATTTCAGGCTAAAAAAATAGAAATGAAAAGCATCTACGACATAAGACGCGACAACCTCAATGAGATAATCCGGAAGGATTTCGATAACACGCAACTCCGGTTTGCCGAGAGAATCAAAAAATCAGCTAACCTCGTTAACAGGTGGAGCAAGGGGACAAAAAATATCGGCGCCAACGCGGCACGCGAGATCGAGTCGTTCGCCGGGAAAGGTCGTTTCTGGCTGGATATCGACCATCTGTCAGATACCCCGACGCTGCCGGAGATTATCGACCCGCAGGAATGGAGTGTGGAAAAGCAGGCAGCGTTTACCCTGGGTGTATGGATGGGACAGCATCCGGATCTGAACTCAGAGAAAAAGGTTTCGGAAGCGGCCGGCATCGGCCAGGCGACCGTAAATCGCATCCTGAACTGCGAAGGCTCCACCAGCATTGGCGTACTGTCGGCTATCGCCAGGGCGTTCGGCCGCGATGCATATGAGCTGATCCTGCCGCCTGGAAATGCTGGTCTGATTGACTATGACCACCATGAATACGCCGGGCTGCCGCAGGAAGAGAAAAACAAGATCGCCGCCTTCATCAAGTTCATCGTCAGCCAGAACCAGTAACCTCTAACCTACCTGTCACTCCTGCCAGTGGGATAACTCCCCGCGCCTCATGCACTTACCAAAATGGTAAACTTTTCCTCATCAAATCTATTGACACAACCATAAATTGATCAGATTATTACCTTAACGGTAACAACAGGGCGTTGAATTACCAGAAATCCACCAACGGGTGGTTTTCTCATATCCCTGATATTTACCAAATGGTAATAGTGAGGTGTGTATGCAATGGCAAATCATTAACGGCTGGTACTGCGTTACGGCATGCGGGCTGATGAGCTGGAAGTTCCGCACGCTGCCGGAAGCAATCAGCTGGGCGTTCGTCAGCAAACTGGCAGCAAAAACGGAAATGGGTATGGGGGTGAGCAAGTGAACATTCAGCAGATTAATAACCTGAAAAAAATCATGAACAACATCGATGGCGACTACCAGCTTAACCAGATGCTGTACGAGCGCCACGTCGAGCTTATCGACGCGATCAAGTTTCATCAGCTGCAAAAGCCATTCTACGAGCTGGAGCGCAAAGGCGTGCGCAGCGAGATCCTGGAAGAGCTGATGATGAGCTCTGAGTTTGAAGAATGCCTGGCCGCGTATCAGCGGGAACTGACCGGCATCATTGCCAAGTGGGATCTGGCTGACCAGCTGGATACGGCGAGGAATGCGGCATGAAGCCAGGCATTTACTTCGACATCAGCAACGAGGACTACCACGCCGGCGACGGCGTGAGTAAGTCGCAGCTGGATATGGTGGCGTTGAGCCCGGCCCTTCTGCAGTGGCAGAAATCAGCACCGGTCGATACCGAAAAGTTGAAAGCTCTGGATATGGGAACGGCCCTGCACTGCCTGCTTCTGGAGCCGGAAGAGTTTGATAAGCGCTTCATCGTGGCGCCTCCCTTTAACCGCCGAACAAACCAGGGGAAAGCGGATGAAGCAGCTTTCATGAAGGATTGCGAGGGGAGCGGGAAAACAGTTATGGAGGCGGAGCAGGATCGTCAGTTGAAGCTGATGCGTGATAGCGCAATGGCGCACCCTGCAGCGCGCTGGCTGCTTGAGGCGGAAGGATTCTGCGAAGCATCCCACTACTGGACGGATCCGGAGACTGGCGAGCTGTGCCGCATACGCCCGGACAAGCGCCTGAAGAATCACCCTGTCCTGCTGGACGTGAAGAAGGTTGCCGATATGGAGCGTTTCTCGCGCCACATTGAGGAATTCCGGTACCACGTACAGGACGCGATGTACCGCGAAGGCGCGCAGCAAACCACCGGCGATCCGCATGGATTCTTCTTCCTGGCAGTGAGCGAAACCATTGACTGCGGCCGCTACCCGGTGCGGGTTTTCGAACTGGATGCGCAGGACGTGGACACAGGGCATGCGCTATACCGCCGGGATCTGAATACCTATCACCAGTGCCGCGAAACAGGCGACTGGGGTGGATTTGAAGTTATTAAACGCCCTGAGTGGGCACGTAAACAGGATATGTACGTATGAGCAACGACATCGCAATCACTTATCAGCCTGGTGCTACCGTCGGCACCGCCGCGGCAATCTTCAGCCCGGAAGGGATGGATCGCCTGGTGCGATTTGCCACCCTGATGGCTGACAGCAAAGCCACCGTTCCGGCGCACCTCGCTGGAAAACCAGCTGATTGCCTGGCAGTCACTATGCAGGCGGCGCAGTGGGGAATGAACCCGTTCGCGGTGGCGCAGAAAACCCATGTGGTTAACGGCACGCTGGGCTATGAAGCGCAACTGGTTAATGCGGTTGTCTCTTCCTCAAACCTTCTGGCCACTCGCCTGAACTACAAATGGGATGGCGACTGGTCAAAAGTAAGCGGGAAAACCGACAAATCTCCGAGCCTGACAGTGACAGTGTGGGCAACCCTTAAAGGCGAATCTGAGCCTCGCACCCTGACCATCAGCATGGCGCAAGCCGGAGTGCGCAACTCACCACTCTGGGAGCAGGATCCGCGTCAGCAACTGGCTTACCTGTGCGTTAAGCGCTGGGCACGCCTGCACGCCCCTGATGTTCTCCTTGGCGTCTACACCCCTGACGAATTGCAGGAAGCAGCACCGCGTGCTGAGCGCGACATTACGCCACCGGCTAGCACCGCTGCGGGGATGAATCAGCTGATCAATTCGCACCCTGATCAGCACCATGAAGAGAAGGCGAAAAAGACTGACGACCGCGCCCCAGAAGACATTCTCTCTGGCTTCTCTTCTGCGGCTATGGCGGCTCGTAACGTTGCAGAACTGGACAAGGCCTACAAATACGCGGCCCACCGTCTGGCTGGTAACCAGGAGTTACTGGACGCTGCCACCGATGTATACGGCATCCGCAAAGACGAACTGAACGAAGTCCCTATGTAATCACCACCGCGGCGCCCGGCGCCGCACTGAAAAAAGAGAGGTAACGATGAAAGGTGCATTAGGCAAAAAGGAACTGCTGGCGGTGGTGCCTGTATCGATGAGCACTATCGACCGCATGGAGAAAAACGGGGAGTTCCCTAAGCGTTTCTGGATCACAGACAAGCGCTGTGCCTGGAACAGCGAAGAGATCGAGCGCTGGCTGGACGAACGTCAGCAGAACGGCACAACGGAGTTTGCTGGAAAAAAGCCTCCGGTTGAGCAGCGAGTATTTCGCCCGGTTGGTAACGCGGCGTGACGTCGCTGGCGAGGTACTGGGAAAGGTGGTCAGGATGGTTTCTGTACCTGGCCGCCGTATCCGCCTGGCTGTTCCTGCTGGCGGTAATTTTTCGAGAGGGTTGGATACGATGAATCGGATGGAAAAATACCACGCGGATTATGTCTCGCAGCGCAAAGCGCCACCTCTTGTCGCCGTAACGCCGGCAGCAATGGAGATCGAGCAGCGCGCTATTGCTCGCGAGAACAAAGGCCAGTACCGCCTGGCCGCTCGCCTCTGGCTTGAGTGCATGGATGCGGCCACTGGCGAGGTTGAGCGGGCCCGTATCGCTATACGCCGCGATCAGTGCATTGGCCGTGGGAACCGGCTTCGCCAGGGATGCTATGCCGGGATCTGCGCCACCGCAGGGGTGATTTATGACTAACCCACACGACAGCATTCGCGTAGGAAGTATCACGCTGGTTTATTCGTCCGTGCGGCGTGGTTGGCTGGCGCCGGGCGGCCAGGTTATCCAGAACCCGCTGAAGGCTCAGCGCCTGGCGGAGCAACTGAATAGCAAGAAGGTGTCAGCATGAGCAGAAAATACACCCTGATCTATGCGGATCCGCCATGGGCATACCGTGACAAGGCCGCTGACGGTGACCGCGGCGCCGGGTTCAAATATCCGGTTATGAACGTTCTTGACATCTGCCGACTGCCAGTATGGGAGCTCGCCGCAGAAGATTGCCTTCTGGCTATGTGGTGGGTACCGACTCAGCCGGTAGAGGCGCTGAAAGTCATGGAGGCCTGGGGGTTCCGCCTGATGACCATGAAGGGATTCACCTGGCACAAGACGAACAAGCACAAAGGGAACAGTGCGATCGGCATGGGCCATATGACCCGGGCGAACAGCGAAGACTGCCTGTTTGCGGTGCGCGGGAAACTACCGGCCCGCATGGACGCCTCGATCTGCCAGCACGTCACTGCGCCGCGCCTGGAGAACTCGCGCAAACCGGACGTTATCCGCGAGAAACTGGTGCAGCTGCTTGGCGATGTCCCGCGTATTGAACTCTTCGCCCGCCAGTCGTCTCACGGTTTCGACGTATGGGGGAATCAGTGCACGGCGCCGGCGGTTGAGTTGCTGCCAGGCTGCGCGGTGCCGGTAGTGAAGACGGAGGCCGCATGAATATTGCCGAAGAGGCCTCTCTGATACGACAACTCGAGGAGGCGCGCGCCATTATCAACCAGAGGAATGGTGAGATCCTTCACCTGCAGCGAGAAGCTGCGCGTTACCGTGAGCAGCGGGATTCTGCAAACGCGATGGTTAAGTTCCTGCGCGGACTCTTTGAGAATTCTTCGCAGGCGACACAATGAGCCGCCTCCGGGCGGACTATTGTTCATTCATCCACTTTTCAAATGCAGACGGGGAGAACGGCACCAGGTCGTAATGCTCCCCGTTTATCCATGCATCAACCATATTTGCCCACTGCTGCAGCATGTAGGCCCGCTGCCGGGAATACTCGGCCTTGTTGTAAACCGCCCTCACGCCCTTCTGTTCATGCGCAAGCGCCTTCTCTATCCAGTCTGACGGGAATCCCGCTTCATGCAAAAGCGTGCTCGCTGTGCGCCGCAGGTCGTGCACTGTTAGAGGTTGCAGGTTCTCTCCGGCATCCGCTGCCGCAGCAACCGCGCGATCGATAACTGAGTTAAGAGCAGCATTCGATAACGGCTTACTGGTGCTGTAGCGCCCGGGCAACAGATAATCACTCCCGCCGGCACACATCTGCAGGCCTACCATCAGATCCTGCGCCTGAGGCGGCAGGTAGATGACGTGCGACCGGCTCCCCTTCATCCTGTCAGATGGGATCGTCCAGGTTCCTTTGCTGAAATCCACCTCTTTCCACGTCGCCATGATGAACTCGGTTTTGCGCACCATTGTGATCAGGATAAGCTTCACAGCCAGTTTTAAGGTTGGCAACATGCTGACGGTGTCGAGCGACCTGAACAGCACGCCGATTTCTTCCGGCTGCAGGCAACGGTCACGCGGTTTAAACATGGCGATCGCTGAAGGTTTGATATCTGCGGCCGGGTTGAATAACCCGTGCCCGCGGTCATTGGCATACCGGTAAACGCTGCTGATGATTTCACGCGCCTGCACCGCCGTCGCACGTCCGCCGCGCTCGACTATGCGATCGCAAAGATCACGCACCATAGGGGTCGTTATCTCGGACATCATTTTGTTTCCGAGAACAGGCAAAATATCCCTGTCGATAACTGATTGCTTCATAGCCCGCGTACTGTCAGCCAGGACCACATGTTTCATGTAGGCGTCGGTATGTACCGTAAATGTTTCGGCGCCGCGGATCCGTTTGATACCGTCACGCTTCGCCGCAGCCGGCGACTGGCCTGCGTTCAGCAGCTTTTTAGCCGCTATCAGTTCATCTCTGGCTTCGGCCAGCGTGATACCGTCACGACCATACTGACCGATAACCAGCGTCTCCCGGCGGCCGTTGATGCGGTAATCGTAACGAAACGAGATGGTGCCTGAGATCAGCACGGCTACATACAGACCGTCGCGATCGGAGACCTTGTACAT